TTTTTCCTGCATTGTATAATGGGCTAAATCCCTCTATATAAGGATATATAATAATAATATTTATATATTACATATAGTGTTGTAAGAAAAGTAATAAAAAAAGCCCCCAGAAAAAATTTATTTTTTTCTTAGGAACCTCTATATTTTTCTAACTTTCTTACAACTCATGTGGGAGTAAGTAAGAATCACGTTATATTTAATTTTCGTTTTCTTACTTTCTAACATTTAATTGAGTTAAATTCGGTTTTTCTCTGCTATTAATATATCATTTATAGTGGTATTTTACAAGCTGCTTAGTTTGCGTTTAATAATATCATCGGCTTTTTCATCATCGTTCAAAAACAAATAACCGCCTGCTTGTTTTGTTCTTCCACTAATAACGCTGTTAAGATTTCCCGCGTTAACTTCTAGAACCCGGCCTGCTTCATGTTGCGACTTAAACCGCGAAATATCCAGCGTGGATAAATTGATTGCTAAAACGGGTCTTCCTAGCGCTTTACCACGTTTTTCCCGATACTGGATATTGTATGAATGAGAACACCATTCCAAGTTATTAGCATTGTTGTTTGTTTTGTCGCTGTCCTTATGATTGACATCTTGCAAATTATTGGGGTTAGTAATAAACGCTTCTGCTACTAACCTATGCACATTTTTAGTAACATGCTTTCCATTCATGTAAAACTGTACTAGCAGATAACCGCTATTACCAGGGTTACTTTTATAGCAATATCCCTTAACTGACCGAACTCGTCCAAATGAGCTGACTTCTATCCCTTCAATATCTGGTGCTTTTTCCATAATTCTACTGGGCCTTTCATAACTATTCCCCCTAATTTCCTTTTAGCGTATATTCCGCTAGTAAACCATTCTCATCGTATTCCAAAACCTTTAACGTCTTACTGTTCATAGTATATCCATTTCTAATTTCATAACCATCATTTGGCTTCGGCGTACCGAATTGATGTTGAATTACACCCCCATCGTCTTTGACGACTTCTGAATGGTAGTGTCCAGTGTGCACTTCCCGCCATACACTGCTTGCCCATTCGGTGGGATGCTCACTGGCAAACAACTGCGACAGTCGAGCTTTTGCAGTATCACCATGTGCAATTAGGATTCCTACCTTACCGTAAGTGAATGCTTGCCTGTACGTACCAGGATTAAATACTGCCAATTGTGGGTAACGTGCTTTAATCATTTCAATAAAGCTCCATTGCATTGAAAAGTCGTGATTGCCACCGATCGCTCGTAGTTCAGTTACTTTTGAATTTTCAATTGATGCTTCAACAACGTCTTTAATGAAATGCGCAGCATCTTGCCAAGCATTAATCATGTCGACATGATCAAGTTGGGTGCCTTTGACAGTCTTAGTCGTTTTTAAGAAATCACTGTGCAATGTATCTCCGCCAACTTCAATTACAATCTTTTCAAATGGATGCGTTTGAATAATTGTTAAAATCTCATCTAAATATGGCTTCATATTTTTAAAATTATTGATTCCAAAGTGCAAGTCAAACAGTGGTATCACTAGCATACGTTTTAACGTACCTGACGTTCGCTTTAAGCGCTTTTGTTTAACGTCACGGTTAATTATACCGGTTAGCTCTGAAACGCTTATATCGCTCTTAGGACGAACTTTAACAGTAATGCTGTATTGAGGAACTGTGCCATCTTCAGTGGAATGCTGCTCATATACTTTGTACTGCGATGAAATTAAATCGAATTTATCCGGATCATAGCCTGTCAGTGCGAGCATGGTGCGTGGTGATTTATCAGGCTCGTGTTTTAAACGCATGAGAACCGTGGCTGTTTGTGTGCCGTTCGCTTCGGTGGTGACCTCTTTTGAATCCTCAATCTTAATATCAGCAATGTGTCGTTGACGGTAATGTTTAATAGACGAATGCGTCTTGCCCATTTCTTTCGCAATTTCTTTATCTGTTAAACCTATAGTAACGAGTTGCGCAATTTGATGTTGTTCTTTATCTGTCCATTTCATACGTTAGCACTCACTTCTTGGAATTTTATCATAAATGGTTCTAATAACTGGGCGGTTTCATTAAAATATTTTAAATTGCTTGACGAAAACGGAACACATGAATCAACACCTAAATGCGAAAATGAAAACAATTTTTTGAAATCCTGCCGACTGTGAATGTTAACTTTAGGATTACCATTATTGTAATAAAACGTGATTGGAATTTCATTTTTATTAGCAATGTCGATAATTATTTTTAATTCTGCCGGTGAATATGGGTAATTAATCATTTTTTAATCTCCTTACGATAAATACGATCAGTGCAATAATTCCAGCTGTGCCCACAACTGGTTTGATTAACGGTTTGAGCAGCCATGCGATAATTCGCATGAAGATTAGTAACATGATGATAAACGATAAAAACGCTGCCATAATTATTCCGCCTCCTCGGTTTCATAATTTCCGGTTTGCAAAAAGAAATCCAGATCATTGACTAATTTATAAATTTCATCTTCTGTGAATTTATTTTTGAAATAGCCATTTAAATTAGAAATGAAATAATTACCATTGATTTGGTTAAAATTAAGGTATAATTTTTCACCAGTTGATAATGATAATCCTTTAATTTTAACATGATATTTTGTTGATCGCTTCGAAATTGGTGTTTTAGCATATTCAACAGCAAGCGAGAATAGTTCAGGAGTTAATTGATCTGGATAATCCAATCCAGTTTTGAACTGATGGCATTTAGAAACTGTTAATAATGTCCGTTCTCCATTATCACTCACATAAAACTTATATTCATTTTCATAAATTTTATATCCCATTGCTTCAACTTTTTCGATAAATTCTTTAGTTTTCATTGGTTTCCTCCAATTTCACTTTATTCCAATCCAATGGAATATCATTACGTTGCTTTAGTTGTTCGATTTCTTTATCAGTGAATTTAGTTTTGAAAAGGCTTGTTTCACGCACATCATCAGCCGTCATATTGCCGTTCGGAATATGAATATTTAAATAGCCAAAACCACCATCGAAAATCTTCACATAGTATTTCTTTTCTTCCACCCGTTCATCTAGTGGGGTAATCGCTAGTTCTGATAAAATCATGTAAAGCTTATTGCTGAATGGCAATTTTTTAAAAAGATTTTCATCATTATAGAATGAGTATCTTTTGTCGTTTTTAACCCACGCAGTAAGCATAAATTTGTAATTAACAATAAAATCGCCATCTGCCATGTTAACATTATACTTGCTTGACAATGCTTTAATATGTTTTTCTGCTTCACTATATTTCATTTTTATTCCTCCAATTATTTATAAAGAATGGTTAAAGAATGTGTTAATTCAATCCCACCACTGGCAGTTCTGTTAGTAGTGATCTGAATAACTTGTTTGCCTTTAATAAAATCATTTACACGGTTATCAAAACTTTCGTTATCCTCATCAACATATTGATCAAACGTTTTAATTTTCATGGTTATCCCTCCAAATCGCTATTCTTAACAAATACGCCGTCGATCATTTTGCCATTGCGATCCTTGATCGTGTTGTACGTTTCTTTGATGCAGTCATCTAAGTGCAGGCCATTTTGTAATGCGTAGATCGTCAATACCACAAAAATGTCGCCAATACTATCGATTTGCTTATCATGCCATTCTTTGTTATGTGCTTCTGACAATTCACCAACTTCTTCAATTAATTTTATTAATTGCTTATCAGGATTAGTTTTGTCTAACCCACGGTTCTTTGCCGACGATTCTAATTTTTCCACACTTGGTACATTTGAAAATTCCATCTGCACCATTACCCCAACCGTCATACTTGTATTCATGTTTACACATTAATTGTTTAATAAATTTAAACATTATACTCGCTATCCCATTCCCTTAACATATTCCGACAGAAAAATCAATTGATGCTTGGCTGACATTCCATAATACGGCCTCTCTAATCCGTCCGGTGCTTGGCCTAAGTCAATCGACTCGCATACATCAGCCAGGCTTTCGAGTGGCTGGACTGAATATTGACTTTTGACTTCTTGTAAAACCCATTTCAGTAATGCTTGTTCTTCGCTTGTCAATTCTGTCATCTTCTGACCTCCCAATAATTCATGTGGCTAGTCAATTCATAGCGGCCGGCCTTATATAGTTGAGCCTTACGATCTGCTTTTTCATCCGTGATCCCGCCTAAATAATGCGATAACTGGCGGACATTAATATCACCGTTTAAATATCTTTTGATAATCGTTATTTCATATTGGTTTAAACTAGCTTGTTCATTTTTGTAGCATGGATATGATAATTTAAGCATGTAGTTACGTTCTCGCTTATTCATTAATCCGACTGTTCCATACTTGTTTTCGATATTTTGCACGTAGGCAAGAAGTTCAGGGTAATGCTCTCTCAAAATTTAACGCCTCCTTATTAGAACCCAATCAAGCATCTATACTTTACATGCAAATCCTTTGCAACTTGTTTGGACATTAGCTTGACTGACTGATCGTTGCATGTGATGTAATCCACTATATTAATTCCATTGAATAACATTACTCCAGATACACGACCGTTGGAATACGGGGCAATCACAATTTGATCATACGGGATTCCATAATCCATAATTGTTTTTCGGAAATGATTGACATATTTTTTAGTTTCCATTGTTATTTATCCTTTGCATCTTTCATGTCTTGTTCAAGAATCTCATTTATATACGCAACCAGCTCATTCCATGAAATGCCATATTGTTCCTTCAATGCTTTGAGTTTTTGATACTCATCTTCGTTCATACGAATGCTGGGCGTTACTGACTTCTTAGCCATTTTTATTCCTCCTTTGATTTGTTAATATTATTATAGTGGCACTGTGCCACAAAGTCAATAGCTTTCTTAAATTAAATAAAAAAAGTTCTCACTGCTAAGTGAGAACATGCGTAATACTCGTAGATTGGTTTGAACAATCGACCCCCCAATTATAAGTTGGATGCTCTACCACTGAGCTATACGAGTAAATTATGAACTATATCGCTGACGGGGATCGAACCCGCATTCCTTTGTGGCTTACCAATTAGCCCACAGCGATTACCAATCTGTCAATATAAATAATATATTAAAACTAGCATTAAAACAATAGACACCCAACATGTTTTTGGTTTATCTTTAACAATGCTCGTTGCGACTATCGACCATGCTACGGAAAAAATAAATGATAATATTAAAAGCATCTGTTAACCCTCCACCGTGTAACCATTGTCACCAGTCATAATCAACACTCCATTATATTATTCGGCTTTGATAGTTCCTGTTTTACGATAAACTTTAATCATTTGTCTTCACCTAGCTTTCTGCCACACACTTCACAATATTTAACTTTGATAATATATCTGCTATCGTCTGTACTATTTTCTTCTAGTAGCTTGTGATACTCTTCAAGATTAACGTCATGGCAATACTTACATTTCTGTTGCTCTTCTGTTGGAGTTTCTAAAATGCTCATTAGCAAATCCATCTCCGTATCAGACCAAGTATCAACAGCTATATCAATAAGTTGTTCTCTAGTCATTTCTTATCCTCCAAAATTTTAAGCTCATTTCTTACGATCGTTACTGCCTCTTCGGCAGAACGTACAGTTCCGTAAATCACATGTTTATCACGTAATCCGTTGGCGAATGCGACTTGATCTTTACGTCTACGTCCGATGGGCGTCTTAACCTCCAGGAAAAATATCCGGCCGTTTTCAGGCTTGTAGCCGAATAAATCTGGAAATCCACTTGGAAGTCCACTATCGAAAAATCTCCCGTCTGCCGTCTTAACTTTACCCACGTTAGCCCTGAAAACAATGTAGCCTTCCTGTGCCAGTGCTACCCTGATCGCGTCCTGCGTGGCTTGCTCCTTCCCTTTAATCGCCATACTTGATTACATCGTAATAGCTTTTACGTAATTTTTTGCCGTTTTGCGTGCGCCAGTCTTCATCAACTTGGTAAACCACGTGATCAACAATCTTGCGGTGTTTTGATGTTCCTCCCCAAACGGCTTTGGAAACCGTTGCGTAGACTTTGAATGGCCGGTTTTCTTTTTTGCTTGTTGTTTTTTTAACGGTTTCAAAAACATTTTTTAAGTTGTTTATTTCATATGATCCAATCTTGTAGAAATTTGTTCGATTATATTTTGAAGAAGTGTGATGCCAACATTCATATTTAAGTACATTTTCCCGTAAAAAGTCGACAGTGAATTGTTTTAATGCTTCGTCATATTCTACAAAATCAGATTTGCGCCACTTACTAATCGGTTTAGCGCCTTGTTCATATGCATCCACCGCGTTATTACTCATACTATAACCATTGTAACCAGCCATTTTGATTCCTCCTATAAAATATCGTTTTCGCAATCGTTAATTCCATATCCAATGTAGAAATTCGTAAGTTCAAATTCTAACTCTTCCTTAAGCTCGTCTAATGTGTAGCCCTCGTACCAAACCGAATCGCTGATAGCTGCTTCACTTGGTGTCTCACCATAACTAAACATCCAATTTCCTTGATTTCCTCGGCTCAGATAACCAAAGGTTTTGTCTCCCTTAATATCTACACGGTAGTCATAACCGCAAAATCCAAATTCCTCAACTTCTAATACAGATGCATTTTTAATCATATCTATCACTAACCTTCCTTTGACTATATTAGTATTATAACACTAATACTTGTGATTGTAAAGACGGAACACATAACTTTTTTTGACGCCTAAATATTTTGCGAATCCGTTCAGTTCATCTTTGCTACATCTTCCTTTCTGCCTTATCGCAGCATTGATTGGGCGGTGAACGTTGCCAATCTGCATCACCTTGCGCGCTTTAAAATGTTCGTAAATTGAGATCAAACTATCTCCTTTTTTTACTTCGCGATTTGCTATCTCGATCATCTTAGCCTGTTCAATCTGCTTTTTGCCTTCTGGTGTACGCGGATCTGCTTCGGGCTTGAGTTCCCCACAGTACGGACAACGATTGTCTGCTGTCCATTTGTAAAAGACCTGATAGCAATGTTGGCAAGTGTGTATATCTGGTGCATCTATCTTCCCCTTGGAATTACGTCCAGTTAAACTCCAGTCACGATCATCATCTGGTAAACCAAAGCGAACGTAATTACCAACGTGATCGATTATCATTGCTTGCTTGTCATCAACGTAACGCATACAACGCATGGACTGCTGTAAATAAAGCACTAATGAAGCAGTAGGACGACACATAATGACAACTTCGCAATTAGGAACATCGAAACCTTCGGAAATCAAATCATTATTGCATAGCACTTTCAATTTTCCACTGCGAAAATCATTGATTATTCGATCGCGTTCTGTTTTAGGCGTCTTGCCATCGACACTCGCAGCATTAACTCCGGCTTCTTTAAATGCCACAGCATACTGTTTAGAATATTCTACCGAGTGGGCATATAAGATTGCCTGCTTGCCATTCGCATTGCTTAGATATGAGCTGACAGCGTCTCCGAATATCTTACTTCCAAGCACTTCATCGACTGATTTTTTATCGTATTCGCCATTGCGTTTTTTAAACCCTTCAAGCGTTTGTGGCGCATAGTACGTAAACGGCGCTAAGCGATAGTTATTAATCAGCCATTTTACGCTAGGGCCTTCAATCATTTCGGGGTAAATATCATCGAACCCTTGACCATTCATGCGCCAAGGTGAACCTGAAAACCCCAATCGGGGAACATTGTCGTAATAGTCCAAAATGTCAGTGTAAGTTTT